CACCACGTTTTGTATCAATACCGATAATTGTAGATTCTTTATTGATACGAATTACATTAGCACGATAACGTTCAATTTCCCAACGACCATCAGGAATGATAACGTTAGCGGATGAAGCAGGAATACCAAAATTAGTATCCGGTAATTGAGTTGCATTAGCGTTAACAAAGTCAACAATTTCACGGTCAATTTCAGCTTGTGACTCATAGCTCATAAGGCTCATCATCTCGTTATCAGCTTCAAGACCATGTTGTGATTTTAAGTCTTGATAAACTTCAACAGAATATCTACCTTTCAGTGCTCTTGATTTAACTTCAATTGATTTACGTGCAATGCTAAATCCGATTTCACGCATATCAGTACCAAGAACTTCAGCATCGGCAGTTGTATAAGGTCCAGTAAAGTTCTTCAGAATCTTACCAAATGATGATTCATTTGTAAATATTCCTGTTACGGTAGGTGCACCGGTAGCTGACGCTATAGCGTCACCAACATTCAACTTAGTTGAAGTGAATGAACACAGTACCTTGTTATCTTCGATATATAGAACTTCACCATCGGCAACAGTATCACCAACTTTCAATACAGTTGCATCTGGTTCGGCAGACAATTCATAGACAACACCGGCTGGGGTTGTTCTGTCACCAACTTTGTGAACACCGTCACCAAGATACTGATTAGTCAAAGCATAGATGTAACCAGTAGGCATACTCATAGGTTGAACACCTAAAAGATGATATGCAATAAGCTCAGGATAAATACGTCTAATCATCGGCAGATAGATAGGTGTAAACTGAGCGATATCACTAGCCATTGTGGACTCGTTCATCAAGAATGAGCGCATATCCTTACGGCAGTTTTCAAGAATGATTTCTGTATCTTTAAGTCTTTGAGACTCGCTGATTGCTTTATACTTATCGGAATTAATGAGACCACTAACAACATTTGCGTTGCTTGCCATCTCAATTGCTTCGTTTAATTTGTCCATTTTTTCTCCTATATTTTGTGTACACAAAAATAAAAATTGTTTCTCATTATATTTATAACTTAAATAAATCGTTTCATTGCTTCGGGTATATCATCCGAATTGTTTACAATTTCTTCTTCTATTAAAGAATCCGCACCTTTTATGCTTTCTTTTAAAGTTTCAAGATGTTTAACATATGTTTTATCATTTGAAAACGGAATATTTTTAGCACAGTTTTCAAATTTTTGTGATTCTGTTAAAGACATATCTTTTGTAAACTCAGATATAATTCCCATTTGCAACATTTTTGAATTCTCAGCAATAAGTTTTTGAATTTTATTTTCAAGAATTGCAATTTTATCATTTAAATCCTCATTCAAAGATTTAGACTGTTCAAGTTCAGAATTAAGTCTTTGAATTTCATCAATAGATTTAGAAGATAAATTTTCATTTAAAGTATTTAATTCTTCATTATGATGTGATTTCAATTCTGAAATTTTATTATTAAATGAATTTTCCATCTCATTGATTTCGGATTTAACACTCATTTTAATTTTTTTAACTCGCATTTGTTCTTCTTGTAATTGTGACTTGAGTGTTTCAATACGCTCTTTCAAGATTTCAGCATCTTCATTTAATTTGTATTTAGTACCATTGACTATACTTTCAGCGTTAATTCCGGCTAATTTCAAAGTTGCTGTCAAAGACTCAAGAATGCAATTAACTTTTGATTTGTTTTTAATTGCTTCAAAGTCTTTTTTATGCTCAGATAAGAATTCATTTACAGTTTCGTTTACATACTTTGAAATAATATTTTTTATCTTTTTTATTTCGTTTTCTGTAACTTTTTTCTGATTCTCTTTTTCTTGATCGAAAAGTAACTTAGCTTTCTTATCGGCTATTTTTTCAACTTTTTCTCTTAACAGTTCTTTTGTTTCGTCACTTGATAAAACTTCAGATAACGCATTTTTTATTGTTTTTATGTCCATTACATTTCCCCTAAAATTGTATCAAATGATTCTAAAATTATAGTCTTTATATCGTCTTTTGATATACTTTCAACGATATTCCCATTTTCATCGGTAGTGAAGGTTTTACCCTCAAGAATCCCCTCATTCAATTTATAGGATTCACAAATACCGTTCATTGTTGCATTAAAATCAGAAGGATTAGGAACAATGTCATATGTAATAAGTTTAAAACTTTCTACTACACCATTATTTACTGTTCCTACACCTCTTGATGAAACTGAGATTTTAACACCGTTATCAATGAGTGATTTTAGCTGATTAGCTTGTGCATTGTTCAACAATACAGATTCACCCATAACATAGTTGCCTTCAATCCATAACTTTGTGATTTTGGCAACTGCTTTCATAGGGTCAACTTCCGTTCTTGCCGGATGCTCATATTCCATCAATGTATTTATCGAACCGGTGGAAATTTCGTTCTGATAGGATCTAACCTCAGACTCCCATAAGTTCTTTGGATAGACCCTTCCATTTCGATTTTTCTCGCCTATTGTCGAATAGATACCTCTGATTTTATAAGTTTTTTCTTTTTGACCATCGGATTCATTTATGCTTTCTGATACGTCAACACTTAAATCCTTTGCATCTACGTCAAAAATCAAATTACTCATAAAATACCTCTTTTCTTAGCACAGTCTATTGAGTCTTTCAATTAAGCTTGCAGAAAATGATTCGTTAACATCAGATTTAACATCTTCATCGTCATCATCTTCTTCTTCATTCTTAACACATTTCTCAAGAACCTTAACAGCACGTCTAATGTTTGATTTCATTCTCTTACATGCTTCTTTAACGTCCTCTTCATCTTCCTCATCAACGTCCTGTTCTTCAGCGTCCTCGATTAAATTATGAACTTTTCCTAAAGCGGTTGCATAATCCTTAACACTTCTAACTACAGATTCATTGATATTGAATCTTCCTACAGTCTCAATAGTCTTTTTGGCTGAAACAATTTTAGAAAGTGCTTTTCTGCATGATTCTACACATTCTTCTTTGTCATCTTCCTCATCGACATCCTCAACGTCTTTTTCAGCTTCTTTCAATTTATGGTGAACATATTTTACAGCTTCTTTAACGTCATCGGTAGAACCTTCAATTTCCTCTTCCTCTTCAACTTTGTCATCGTCATCATCATCGGATTCTTCAACTTTGTCATCGTCATCGTCTTCGGAAATTTTTTCTACATCGTCTTCAATTTCTTCAACGAGTGCTCGTAAAATGTCAATTTTGCGTTGTGCTGTTTTCAAGCTTTCAACAACATCATCTTCATCTTCCTCATCAACTTCTACGTCACCAAGTTTTTCATCGGCTTCCTTAAGTTTGCGTTTAACAACACGAACGCATTCCTCAATTTCTTCCTCACCGTCAAGAGTTTCCTTAACGATATCCTCAGCATCATCTACAGCTTCTTCAACATCGTCTGTATCGGCTTCAGCTTCTCTCAGAACACGATTTAAGGATTTTAATTTTTTCCCAAGTGTTAAAAAAGATTCTTTGAGATCATCAGTAGAACCCTCAATTTCTTCTTCTTCAACAATGTTTTTAACATATTGTGAAAACTTATTATAATTTTTAGCCATTGCTACGTCCTCTTGTTTTAAAATTTTTTTATTAAGTGTATTTTCTAAATCTTCTCTCAAAGATTTTTTGAATTCCGTAAAATCATTACTATTTATAGCATTTGTTATAACGTTAATATTCATTTGAAATGCTCCAATTTTAATCTTGCAATATCTAAAAGATATTTCGGATCTATAATAACACCATATTTTGAAATTCTTTTCCTAATATACAATCTTATACATTTCTTGAACTTAGGATCTCTTCCAAAATAGTTCTTTAAGTATTTATACGGCATCTCTAACGGCACTCTAAAACCTTTACCTTTTTTATTTATATATAATATATAATTTATCAGTGTTATTCGCTCTTCCATATTTATCCAATGGAAATTACAACATAATACATAACTTCTTGATATACCCAAAACTAATCCTAATGGTTTATAGTCACATATCTGTTTCTTATCCTTTGGATCGTACTCAAAAAATACTAGCGAACCTTCTTTTAGCTCACCTCTTATTAAAGCACCATATAACTCAACTTTTTTCTTTAATAATTCATTAACGACTTCTTTACCCTCTTTCGTTGAAAAAGGATTTAATGATTTTAAAAATTTTTTCGCCTTTATTATAAAATCACTAAAAGCCATGCTCTATACCTAGTTGTTATATGCTGTCGGATTCTCTGTCGCTAAGTTGTAATCATCTATGTTATCATTATCACCAGTCCCACTTAAACCATATGTATAGTAGGAATATGTAAACGTAACTGAAAATGTTTCAACATCAGCGGACGTTGTTCCGTCAAATGCTATAGCACCAACATTCGTTACAAATGCATCATGGAATGTACATACTACCGTTTCATTCTCAGCACTGTCTAGTTGTGCAACACTTATATCAGCCATTACCGATATCGGTGAACCGGTTGAACTGTTTGCCGGAACATGGTCTATAGCTTTCATCCATAACAAAAATGTGTTTCTGAATCTATGAGCTTCATCATTGTAAAAGGTTGCATTCCAATCACCACCGTTGTCTTGCTGTTTCGGTAAATTGAATTTTCTTCCTTGCGAAAAAACAGATGATGATTGTCCGGCACTTGCAGGAAAACCGTCACATGAAGAACACAATAAACTTAAGTTTTCTTCAGAAACACCTTGTATCCGCTGTACACCACTAGGTAATGTAAAATAAACTCTGTATCTGTTTGCTCTAGCACCTATACCTAAAGCATTTTTCAATTTTGCTATCTGATTAGCCATCGCAAATCCTCGTTTTTAAAGTTATTATATATATTTATAATGGTTATTTTTACCATTCGAGATCATCATCATCTTCTGTTTTTCCTTCACCACCTAAGGCATCTTTTAACTTTTTATTCAATTTTGTTATATTTTCTATAACATCTTTTGGCATATTCGATTTATCGTATTTATTCTGTATTTCTTTCATGTATGAAATAAGATTATCTCTTGAAACCTTTAAATCGGATTGATATTTTTTTAATTCTGAAGAAATAAGATTGATTTCATTATCTCGTTGCTGTAATAAATCATTTCTTTTCTTTTCTTTTAATTTTTCAATATCATCTTTTATATCTTTTTTCGCTTTAGTGTATGCTTTATTATAAGCGTTTTGAAGTTCTGTAACTTCATCATTTAACGAGTTCCGTTCATCTACAAGTGATTCATAGTCTTTTTTTAACTTCTCGTATGTTTCTTTTTCTTCATCGGTTAGATTATAAACACGTTCCTCGTATGCATTGATTTTATTCCACAAATCAGTACATTCTTTATATTTAGAATTTAATAATTTTTCTTTTTGTATAAAGGAATTATATTCGTGTGAACATTTTGACTGAATTGTTTTTGCAAATTCGTCATCGGTTATTTTAAGATTATCAAGTTTGTATTTATAATCATTCTTAATGTTTTCTATTTTTCGTTCTGTATATTTTTTCTTTTCGTCTTCAGCATCTTCACAATTATCATTTATCTGCTGTACTTTGCTTTCGAATTCAACTTCTTTTTCTTTATTTTCGGTTGATTTAGCACCGATTGAAGTAAGTGAATCACCTATCTTAACGTCCGGAAATAAAGAATCGAGTAAATCACCGATACTTTGCATTATTTTTTCAAAATTTTGTGCTCTTGTTTTTTCGTATGAAGTATCAAGTTCCTTCTGTCTACGTTCTAATTCCTTTTGTTCGGCATTATTCAAAGCAATTTTTTCAGCTTTTTTACGGTCTGTTAGTTCAAAAAATTCTGCTGAATTCAAATCATCGTTAGAACCTTTTGAAGGATCGTCTATAACGTCTTTGAGATGCTCTTTATCTGTATCATCTTTATCGTTTTGATTATCTTGATTATCTTGAGTATCTTGAGTATCGTTGTCTTGATTATCTTGAGTATCGTCTGTAGAATCTGTATCTTGATTATCTTGATTGTCTTGAGTATCGTCTGTATCTGTAGAACCTTTTAGAATATTTGATACATTATTGAAAGCTACTTTATATAAATTATTTTCTGAATTTTTCCATGAGCTTATAGCATTCATCAATTCCGTTTTGTTTTTTGCATTAGCAATTCCGTCAGGAACATCATTTACAGTCTTTTTATCGTCATGTTTTTTATTATATATATTAAGCCATGAATTTATAGCCAGCTTTCGTGCTTTTTCAAATGTGTCTGACTCATTAGCTTCATATAAATTCATAAAAAATTCAAAACTAATCATTGTTCTTTTCCCTTATAAATTTTTATAATTTTATTCTGATAAATCATGTAGACTTTTAAATCTTGCATATTGAGTGATAAATTTGAATATGCTTGTGGGGATAAACAGATTTTAGAATTATCATCAACAAGATAAACTTCCCACTTAACATCTCTCATTTTGAGTTCCGGTGCATCGGGTAAATCGAAACTCGTTTCAAGAGTTCTAGTTACACAAGATGTAAGTAATAAACACATCAGAATATATTTCAGCATTCTTCACCTTTTGAAATTTGCTCAAAACAATGATTAACTTCTTGAGTTCCTTTATTTATTCGATTTTCAAGCATTTTAGGGTGTTTAGAAATTTTGTTAGCTTTCAATTCAAACTTAGAAAGTTTACCTTGTAAATCTTGACTCTCGATTTTGTAGTTATTTATTGTTTGAGCAAGTTCCTTATTATATTGAGTAATATGTTTATTTATATCAATAGCATCTTTTAATTTATTTTTTGTCAAGTCAAGTTCTGTTTGTAAATTAGCATTTTCGGTTCTTAAGGAATTATTATTGTGCCATAAAATCCACAATGCTGACATCATAACTAACAAAACAACATATAAATACTTTGTCATAATAAAATTATATCCATGCCATAATCTTGGGCTATCGTATGTTCTATACGACAACCTCTTGCATTTTCCCAACCTTCGGCAAATACAACAATATCAGCTTCAGAAAGTTTTATAATTGCCCTACCTAGACAATAAACCGATGCATTCAAAGAACTTTTCATTAAATCAAATTCGGCAAAATAAGAATCAATTACAGTTATATTCCCAAAACGTTCTTCAAGTTTCTTAGTAATTGAAGCACGTTTTTGAATTATTTCTTCTTTTGAAAGTCCTATCATAGGACAACTTATAAAAACTTTCATCTATATCCTTTCGCTTATACCGAGTTTAGCCATCATAATAGGTAAATTGTCATTTAGACCGGAATTGAGTTCTTTTTCTTTACCTTTATACTTCCACAGATAGTTATTTCCTAAAGTTCCACGATTATAAACAGTCCCTAAATTTACGTTGTTAACGTCAAGTTTTTCGAGTTTAGGATCCATAGGATAGCAAATCTCTAATCCATCACCAACGGAAACATAATGACCTAAATTCCTTAAAGCATTTTTAACAGCATTTAAAGCTTTTTCTTTGTACTTCTTTTCTATGTTGTCAATAAGTTTATAATCGTAATCAACAAATACATAGGTGTTACCACCGCTTAAAATTTCACCACTGTATTCATCATAGGAAATCCGTTCAAACTGATTAACTAAATCTTCAATAGTCTTTTTTTCTATGTGAATATCTTTGATAGTGCAATAGTAAGCGTCTCGTTTTTTACTTACGCTAACTTTTGTTCTGTTATATCCGTGATCTTTTAAATATTCGGAAACTGTATTTCCTTCTAATAATGTTTTGAATTCCATTCTTCACCTCTTAAAATTTCTGCAATAGGAAAACCGTTACTAAATTCTAGATTATGCTCAACATGAGCATCGTATGTATCTATATTATAGGTATATTGTGCACCATACACATAAAACATTCTCATAGACACTAAATTATTTATTACAAAACGT